GTACTCATAAAGCTCCTCATCTTTTTGATTACCACCTACTAATGCGAAACGACCTGTGAATTGGAATCCACCTAAGCCATCGCTAACACCCGGCATAAAGAATCTTTCCTTGCCCGGCTTTTCACCATCCCACCAATCAGCTACTACCACATCTACCCATGCATCTTTACCTTGTTTAGCTAGATAAGGGTCTTTAATCCTATCTCTAGTAGGGATGTTTGCTTTTGGATAAAGTAATGGGTTTCTTTGTCTTTCTTTCTCATCTGGGTCGTTATTTTTAACCCCCGTAAGCATTTCAAAAGTTACAGATTGACCCGGCTCTAGTGGCGGAATCGCTCTTTTTAATTCTTCTGAAATTCCGTTGAATTTTCCAACAACTTGCATATTTGTGTTTTTTTTGGTTTAAAATTTAGGCTACATGAGCCCATTTAGTTCCTTTTATAATTTTTTGAACGGTAGTTTTACCTATATCAAACATCAAAGATAAATCCCATAGTGAAAAATTACCACTTTTATATAGCAATTTTATTGCCAAAACCTTTTTTTCATCCAAAATGGCATTTTTTCTTTCGGTTCCTTTTAATATTTTTAATTTTCCTGCCTCAATTGCGTGTTTTGCATTTCTGCTATGGTCGCACCATTCTAAGTTTTCTGCCCTATTATCAGACCTATCACTATTTAAGTGATTTACAATCTTGAATTTTTCTGGATTTGGATTATCAACAAAAGCTTTGGCAACTAAAACATGAACATTTTGCATCTTTTTAATTCCATCTTTCTTAAAAGATACTACTTTGTATCCATGACTATTACTTCCGGCTACAATCTTTTCTTTAGAAACCCTCATGCCCTTGCTATGTCTTAATAATCTAGGCAGCATTTTTACCCTACCTAAATTACTTATCTCATAATAACCATCGTATAAATCGCCTTTAACGCCTATTATAGGCTTCCAAATTTCTACAGGTACCACGGTATTGATTTAAAAAAATAAAAGAAAGGGTGGCATTTAACCACCCTTCCAATTGATTTATGACAACACTTGTTGACGTAAAAAGTGCTGCACACCGAGGCACTCGAGCCCCTGCGCAGTTGTCCAAGAACAAGTCCAGTTCATTGCATCTCCGTTAGGATTTACTGGAGAAATTGCACCGCTATGGATTTCACCAATCATATCGTTACCGAATTTAGTTTGAGCTGGTACGTATCTTACACGCATTGCTGAATCATAACCACCACCTTGTACTTTAACACGGTTGTTGTAAGGAACATAGTATGCACATTTGTTAATTACAGTTTGACCGAATAATACTGGTTGGTCTTGGATTGGCATAGCCATGTAGTTAAGGGTGAAACCACCGTAACTTACTTTGTCTACTTGTAAATCAAGTTCTTTACCGTCAACAACGATACGAACTGATTGTACGCCAGAAGAACCTAACGCCTTCCAATAGGTGTCATGAGCTCTCTTAACTGCACTTGAACCGAATACTAAATAATCTTTAGGAGATTTAGCTGCGATAAGTGTATCAAGAGCATCATCAATGTTTGCTTTTTGTACTGTACCTAAAGTACCGTTAACGATTGTGTTACCGTACATCTCGATGTATTTGTTTAAACCACGAGTTGTTTGTACTGGTCCACCACCATCACTACCAGAAGTATTACCATCAGTAAGGATAGGGTTAGTATCACTGAAAGTAGTAACTGACATATCACCAGCGATGAAAGCAGCGTTGATTTTACCTTTAAGTAAAATTGCTTTTTCAAGATGGTCTTTAACGATAAATTTGTTTTGACCGTTGAATTCAACTTCAATAGTTGCAGCGTTTTGAACGTCTGTAATTTTTGAAATTTCACGGAAGATTTGGTACTTGTTAGTGTACTTAGTTAAACCGAAACGTAAGTTAGTTTGGCTTACTGAGTTTTCACCAACAGCTACTGAGAATAAAGATAATTTATCACCAGCAGTTAAAGTCATGTTAGCACCAGATACAGATTTAATGTATACAGTGTCAACACCTGAAGTTGTTACTACGTTTGTAACGATAGCAGAGATAGCACCAGTTGGAACTAGAACTAAATCATCTTTACGAGCTTGACCTGAAGTCGCAGTAGTACAAGTAAAGTTGATAGAAGTTGTACCAGAACCATTTACAGTACCACCAGTTGTATCAAGAAGTTTGAATAAAGCTTCGTTTACAAAAGTGTAATAAATAGGTTGACCAGTCATGATAGGCTTCTTTCTGTCGCCTAACCATAAGATGTCTGTTAAAGCGTCATCGTTCTGAATATCAGTAACGAGTTTGTTAATCTCTCTCGTATCAAGCACAGGGTCGATTGCGCTGACGTAGGATTTGGTAATGTTACCTAAATTGTTTGCCATTTTAAGTCTTTTTAATTTTTTTTAAGTAAAAGTTTTTAATTTTTACCTGCCTATGGTTCCCATTTTAGCCCTTGAGCCAAAAGCTTCACCTAAAGATTCATTGGGTTGGGCAGGTACGCTACCAACAGGTCTGCGTGCGTTTTGTCCTTCTTCAATGATAGCTTTCAATCCCAATGACTTTCCATAATTCACAAGGTCTTTCTCATAGTTTGGATTAAGAGCGACTAATGCAATTTTTTGCAATTTAGCCACATCTGGAATAAGCTTTGCTGGGTCCGCCTCTTGCGGATTTACAGAAATTGCTCTTTGCCACTTTTCTCCATCCAACGCTACTGCCATTAAATTTTCAGGTTTATCAATATTAAAATTGAATTTGCCATTATCTCCTAAATCAATCGCAACTCTTTTGCTTTCTAGTAAGGATTTTGTGGCATCATGTTCCCTGAAAAACTGGAGAACTTGTTGTTGTTGTTCTGCAAGAACTCGCTCCTGCTCTGCATATTGAAGTTGGTTGTCCACCTCTTGTGGCCTACTAACCTCTGGTATACGGAACTGTTGCTGTTCATAGATTCTTTTTTGTCTAACTAATTCCGCATCTGCTTCTAACTGAATCAATCCAATTTCTCTATCTTCATCAGACGCAAAATCGCTTTGCTTATATCTTGCTTGATACAACTTCTCAATCTTATCATCGCTAAGATTAGGATATTGTAATTTCAATTCGTCAAAAACTAAATCAGTGTGAGATACATTATTCCAATCAAAAGCCTTTGCTTCAAGGAACTTATACGCATCACCACCATTTTTTCTAAATTCTGCGAAATCGGCAACAAATTCATCATAACCTAGTTCTTTTAAAATTTCTTTAGGGTCTGACTTTCTTAATTGCTCTTTCCAATCAGTTACTTGAACTTGTGCAGAAGATTGAGATTCTTCAGTGCTATCTTCAACAGATTCTTCACCAAAGCTAGGCATAGAAAATGCTGTTACATTTTCTTCCAATTGAGCTTCAGGCTCCGTTACAACTGTAGAAGAAGGTTCTTCATTAACTACTGGCTCTGCACTTTCAGCTTGAATAGGTGCGGCAGGCTCTACGGACTCATCTTGAGGCATAGGAATACCGGTACTCATTCTATAAACTGGTTTTTGTTCTTGTGGTTGTTCTTGTTCTAATTCTGACATAAATGTGTTTTTCGTTACGAAAATAATAAAATTTAGTTAAAAAAATAAATTTATTTAATTTTTTCTCATACCCTTGTCAAAGAATAAAATCTCTTTGTTTTCTTCTGCTATTTTATATTTAGCTAACAAGTCACCATACTCACCTACAGCCTTTCTTTGAATTTCCATAAATTGCAATAAGAACTGAGCAACCACACAATCTTCTTCTTCGGCTTCTTGGTAAAACTTCTTATACTGATTATACACTTCCAACTCTGTTTCATATCCAATTTCCAAAGAATCACCAAGTGTTTTAATCTTGTCTGTAATTGCGTCAATCTTAGGAACGTCTGCGCAATCGCCCATGTCGTTCATAAATTCAACAATCATTTGGTAGTGAGTCAATTCCTCTGCACTTTCTGCTAAAAAATATGATTGAGTACCAAACAAACCTAATCTTTGCAATTGATTTGCTAGGCTTTTCCATAAGTTAGATTGATATAGCTCTACATACAAAGCATCTTGTAGACCCTTTCTCATTTTACCGCTAAGTAATGATTTAACTTCCATCTTATTTTTATTTTTTATTGTTGTTAACTGTTATTTTAGCTTCTGCTGAAATTCTTTGAGCAATAACTTTTGCATCACTTTGAATCTTAGCTTCTTGAATATCGCTTTCTTTCTTACCCATTTGGATAATATACTCCCATTGCTTCTCAGCATTTATCTTAGCAATATCAACTTCTAACTGTGTTTGTAAAGTAGTTCTTCTTTCTTGTTCCGCAACCTGAGCCGCCTGAGCGTTACCTTGCGTTTGTTGTTGAATTTTTTGTAACTCAAACTGCTGCATTTGCTCTCTGCGCTTTTTGATTCTGTAAGCCAAAATCATAGAAGCCATTTTCAAATTACGGCAGCTCATTACTAAAATCTTATCTTCAGGTTCAATCAAACCTTGAGAGTCACGAATATTTAATTCCTGAATCAATTGTTGTCTTTCATAATCTTGAGGTGCATCTTCAATAAAAATACCAAACTCATGAATAGATAGATTAGGATTGATTTGTAAAAACTTAACTGTTTCTTCACCCAAAGCTTTAGCTACACCCTGAACCTTTCCTAACTTAACAGCTATCTGAACTTTTGCAACAACTGCATCTGCTAAAGATTGAATTAATTGCTTATCTGCAAAGCTTAATAAATAAAGAGCATTGTTTGTACTTTCCATCGCTGCATTTGCAACCGGAACCAATGTTCTTGCATTTGGAGTAGAGCCATCTGTTAATTCATTCAATCCAGACACTTGACGCATTAAATCAATAGTGCGCATTAAGTCATCATACAATTGTCCGAATACAGCTAGTTGACCTGAAGCTTCAATACTTACGGGCTTGTAATTAGGGTTTTGGCTTAACAAGTCTGTTGAACGATAAGGAACAACAAAGTTTGAGAAAATGAAATCCATAACTTTAGTAGGATTCATTTTTTCTCCACCGCCGCCAAAGTCTACGCCCTCAAGCGCATTAAGGTCAATATTGATTAAGTACGGAATAAGCTTATTAGCCATATTCTGTAATCTAAACCAAGCTAAACAAGCTTTATCTTCTAATGGAATAAGTCTTTCTGTAACACCAGCAAAACGCATCTTATAGAAGTTCCAAGCATATAACTGAATATTCAATTGAGTATCCCACCAAGATGATGGTTTTCTAATTTGGTTTTCAGACATACCCCAATCATACATGAAATCAGTCATTACAACCCACTTACACTTATAAACAACCTTTTTGGTTACAGGCATAAAAACAGGTTCTGCTTGACCTTTACTTTCAGTTTGGCTCATTGGCTTATTAAATTCAGCTTCTAGTGAGCCCAATTGATTAACAGCCATTCTTGATGCAGCCTGATATTTTGTTTTACCAAATCTTATATTACCACGACCATCTACTTCTTCTTTGTAAGTATAATCGTTCCATGATAAAAATTCAAAATCTAAAACTAATATTTTAAATCTATTCCAATATTTAGAATAGTCAGTTCCGTACATAAAGTTTGATGGGTTACCAAATCTTCCTGCAACAGAAGTAACCATTTGATTCATTTGGTCTGCTGTAAAATACGGAGCTAAATCTCCTATATACATTTCTCTTACTTCACCCCAATGCACTAAATCAGAAAAATCACTTTTTGCACAATAAGATAAAACCATGTTTTCAGGGTTAATTTCTCTTATTTTAACGTGACCATTTTCATCAATCCATTGAGTATAACCACCCATCCCAAAATCAAATAGATTTTCTATAGTTCTTTTTCGCTTGTCATCAAATTTATTTTGATAAAAAGCTAATGATACAGCTTGCTCTGCCTCCATAGACATTACGTGCTTGTATCCAAACTGTTGTTCCATTTCTAATTGCTCCATATCCTGCGGCTCTCCGGGAGCTGGTGCTAATACAGGGCTATCTGCAAGTTCTTCTCCTCCAGCTTTCTTCAATGCTTCACGCATCATAATCTTAACCTTCATTTCATTGAAGTAAGCATCTTCTTCACTTTTAGCTAATGGGTCTACAGCAAACGCTTGAATATCATATCTCCTTTGCACCAATTTTGAAATAGCAATCTCCCTAAATTTAGTCAAGAATGATGGCGGAGTCCAGTCAATATTCAACCAGCTTTTATCTGTTTGCTCATCAGCGAGCAACATTTTTTTATATTTAGTTGTACTTTGTCTACCTAATGCATACTCTCTAATTTCGTTCATTTTTGATTGACCGAAATTGAGCATATTGTTTGGTACATAACCACGGGAATCACCCCAAGCTGCCTTTACATAAGATAAAATCCAATCGTAACCCTTTTCTCTTGGGTCTATCTGTTGATTGGGATACGTATTCGTTTGTTGCTGCATTACTATGCTAAATTTAAGGTTACCCAAAAATACTTAAAACTATGTTAAAAATACAAAATAATTTATTTAAAAATTAATTTAATATAATTCACGTCCTTTAAGCAAATCGTCATAATTCATATCCATCTTTGTATTATATGAAAATCCATTATATTGGATGGCTATAAATGGGTTACAAACATAGTATTTTCCCAAATTCGACAATGCCCTATCTATATGCTCATCATCAGGAACACTTAAATATTCATCATAAAATCTTTCATTAACTATATAACAATGAAAACCTGTAAATGATTTAACAGAATTGTCATCTAAAATTTCACCTAAATATATCCCACTTAAATAAATATCAAAATCTTTTGGCTTATTTTCCAAAAAATACTTAAAACTATTAGGATTTGTAAACCTAACATCATCCTCCATTATACATATTTCCTTGAGTCCATTATCTTTTGCAAACTGAACGCATTGTTTATGAGCTAGATTAATACCTTTCATAACAGAATATTGGTCATGGATAGCCGGAAATATCTGATAATGTCTTATATCTTGTCCAATAAACTCCTGCATAAGCCTGTCAAACCTATCGTGAGAATCAAAATTGTGGATAACCGCTATCTTCACTTTTCTAAAATCTTAATTATGTTATTAAGCGCTCCTTCGTAAGTATAATACTCTTTGTATATTTCACCTATTCTTTCTTGTTTATCAACTATTTCTAAATTAGAAATACTTCCCAAGATTTGCTCTATCCTATCAGCATCCCTTTCTTCTATTATAATACCAAAATCTCTAAAGTCTAAATCAAAAGGATTAACAAATTCATCAGATATATATACCGGTATGGTTAAATATTGCATACATTCTGCTATCCTAAAGCTATTTAATCCATAACCCCTAGGGCACAAGCCAAATAAAGATTCTGATATAATATCACAAAACTGGTTTATATCATGACCCCTATCTGATATGTAGTAGTCTGGATTCAATATATTAAATACGTGTTCACGGATTGGATGAGTATGCGTTCCAATAAACGAAGCGAATCTGCGCTTACGCCCATCCCATTCAAAAGAGTGAGGCATACAAAGAAGTGGTATTTCTACGCCCACCTTCTTACTCATGCTAAACTGAAGAACATCTAAGTCTTTCAGGTCAATAATAATACCGTCATCATATTGGCAAATTGTCCAATACTTTTTATCTCTTGGTAAGTTGTCCACATATTTCTGTAGTTTATCAATAGCCTGCTTGTCATTGCCATAACTATTATTAACATGGTATGCGGTCCATTGTATTGGCAAATACTCTCTTTCTGTCTGAGGTATATATTGCCTTGTTACCCAATCTTCAAAAATAAAAATATTTTCAAAAGGATAAATAGTATTTATCGTTGGTGTAAATTCTGAAGGTACATTTATCATAATTATTTTTTTATCCAAATAGCATCACCCCAAGAGTGATAATGTGAGGCCCACTTTGTTTCTACTCTGTGAAATCCAAAAGGCAAAAGAAATTCATCTAACTCCTCTACCATAGGACAACCCTTATAAGTTTCCTGTCTATTAACTTCTAAGTACAATAAATCAAATTGAGGTAAAACACTTTGAGAGCCTTTCAGAACTTCTAGCTCGTAACCCTGAGTATCAACCATAAATAGATTGTACCATGTTGGGAATCCAATGCTATCCAATGTAACTATCTTAACAACTTGTGGGTCACCATTAAAAATTACTTCAGAGTGTTGTTCCAAATGCACAAATGGCTCTAGCAGGCTGTTGCTTTGTCCTTGATTAGTCGTATCTACACACATAACACCCATATCTTCTTTACTTCCGATAGCTACGTTTTCTAATTTGACGCTAGGGTTACCTGCAAATTTTTGAACTAAAACTTCAAATGCTTCTTTGATTGGCTCTACATATAAGAATCCTTTTAGACCACAATCAATGTAATCGTCATGTTCTTCAGCCCAATGAGCTCCAACGTGAACAACTCCATTCAATTTAATATCATACTTATCAAGTACGGGTTTTAATGGTATTAACATATTATACTTTTTGATTAATCCAGTTATATAATTTCTCCATTCCTTCACGAAGTGGTCTTGATGGTTTCCATCCTAACTTTTCTTCTATTAGTGTATTGTCAGAATTTCTACCACGTACTCCAATAGCATTTGATTCTACATTCTTTATACTTAAGTTCTTGCCAGAAATATCAATAACCATTTTGGCTAAGTCATTAATAGCAATCATTTCATTTGAACCAATGTTAACAGGGTGAACATAATCACCATGCAATAATCTCATTACTCCTTCAACAGCTTCATCTATAAAAAGAAAAGACCTTGTTTGCTTTCCATCTCCCCATATTTCTATCTCACCACCTTCTTCAGCAGAAGCAACTTTGTAACACACAGCAGCAGGTGCTTTTTCTTTACCATTGTTATAACATGATTCAGGTCCGAATATGTTATGGAATCTACAAATTCTAACATCTAAACCATAGTTCCTTCTGAATGAATCAAATAGTATTTCACTAAATATCTTTTCCCATCCATAAGGTGAATCAGGATTTGCAGGGAAACAGTCACTTTCTTTTAAAGCTGCAACATCTTCCCTATCCTGTATATGCTCAGGATATGCACAAGCTGAAGATGAAAATAATATCTTCTTTACTTTATTCTTAGTGCAATAGTGAACCATGTTTAGATTAACCAATGCAGAATTATGCATTACGTTAGCATCATTATCACCTGTAAATATATATCCAGCACCGCCCATATCAGCAGCCATCTGAATAACTAAATCAAAAGACCCATGTCCACCATAAATATCACTTTGGTTTGGGGCAAACGTAACTCTGCTTACAAGCTCTGGATTTCTTAAATCACCGACTACAAAATGGTCTGCTTCCGAATCCGAGTATTCTGGTCTTTTTAAATCAACACCTCTTACCCAATAACCTTCTTTCTTTAATCTTTTTACCATGTGGCTGCCAATGAATCCACCTGCGCCACAAACTAATGCTGTTTTCATTTTTATTTATTTAGTTTTAAATACCATTGTTTTCTAAACCACCAAACTCCAAAATCATTCAGAGTTGTTTCTGATTGCAATACATTTTCAGGATTAAAACTCCTGTCGCCAATATCATCTCTTACAAATACTTTAGGCACAACTTCTTCAACAGCTCTACGTACTTCATCTGCATTATAGTCATGCCCGGCTAATATGTATTCATCTTTAACTTTTGGGTACCAAGCTCTAATCTCTTTTTTAGTTTCTTCGTACGTGTGTGATGAATCTATATAGCAAAAATCCAAGTATCCATCATTAAACATCTGCGATGCTTCTAAGCTACCAAAAGGAACCACTTCTATAAATTCACCTAATCCACTTTTAATTATGTTCTGGTAAATGGTTTTCATTTGTAGGTACTTACCGTAATCCATATTATCAACCATATACAACTTAAACTTTTTACCTAGCCTATTTAACTCTTGAGCTAAATACAAAGCACTATCACCATCTGCAACCCCAACCTCGCAAACCTTGCAATCGTTTGGTAGCTCTTTTGCTATTCTTTGATAGAAGTGCGGAAAATCAAACATTAAAAAATCACTCATAATTACATCTTTATAAAATAAGGTGGAACAATATCGCTAGTATCTAAACCATCCCATCCGGGACTAAACCAAAATGTAGGGAATATAACTTTCTTGTTTTCGTTTCTATTGAGCCATCCGCCCCACCAACTGAATGTACTTGGGCTACATATCTGATGCTCGCACCAACTCATTTCTAATAGGTCTGATACCTCATCAGTGTTACCAGAAAATTCGCAATCATTTCTGTGCTTAAAGTTCTCCATACACCATTCAATGTCATCAGAAAAGAATTTAAACTTGTATCCCGGGAATTCAGCCATAGCTTTTTCATACCATTCTACTTTTACTTCAGGGTGCTTATCCCTTAATTGAACGTAATCTCCTCTACGGACATGGCAAGCAACATATCCTTCTTTTTTATTGTATGGAAAATTAAACAAATAAAGTATTTCGTTTCTGTATTCGTCAAAGTATTTAGCAGTTTGCCTATAACCCTCTATTGAAATATTCTTATCTCTCCATTCTTCATTAAAAGGCAGTTCTTCATAACTATGTTTACCTTCCCATAAATTAATCTTCTCTAAGTTAGGATTATAATTTGGGTTAACCAAGTGTAAACAATATATAGGATTCCATTTAGGATGGTCGCTATGAGATGGCACAGTAAAATCTAGGTCATGCTTTAGTGCATAAGCTATAGCAGTCGCTGCTTCAAAGCACCAGTTACCCATTCTTCCAGCGTTTGTAAATGTTACCATAATTAAAAGCCCCCTACGACAAGACGGCTTAATTCACGCAGGGGGGCTTGAACGTCTTGTTTTCGGGGGTATGTCTTATTTAACAACTAACCATTTATTTATGAATTAAGCGATACTAAAATAATTAATTTATTTCATATTCCTCAATTCTTCTTCAACTTTTTGATAAAATTCTGGGTCTATGTTACAATTTAGCTTGTAGTGTGACTCATCATGAACCAAGTGTTCATATTGCATACCCGGCACTATGTACATTTTATTGCCCCACTTAAACCAATTCATGTTTTGATATATACTATCTGAGCTATGTGGGTCCGTATTTGCATCCCAAACCTTTACATAATCCATTGCAGAAACAAAATAATTCATGCAATTCAAACAGGTGGCAAAGAATGGTCTATCCATATATTTTGCTACATTTTCCTTAGATATTGTTAACCCACTAAATTCTGTGTAATCAAATAATGGTTTTGCAAAATCAGGAGCTAATATGGTTTTCTTATCCCAATTTTGAGAATATATCTTATCTATGTATGTTTCATCTATCTGATTATCGCTATCTAAAAGTATACAATAATCAGTTGGTGAATAACTAACGGCTACGAATTTATTTGCATAACAGTCCTGATTTGTGACGTTTCTATAAAGCTTAACCTTACTTAACTTATCACATTCTTCTTTAAGTCTATTATACACATCAATATCACTAGCATCATCTACTATTACAATAGTGTCTATTCTAGCGTCATCATAAACTTTTTTAAAGCTATTTAGGGTCATTTCTACCCTATTCCAAGTTGGGATACAAATACTTATCTGTTGCATTGTTAAAGGTTTGATTCAGAAAATTTTTGATAATATCGCTGTTCTATAAATGGTTGCCAATTTATTTCAGTTCTACCTATATCACTATACCCCGGTCTTTGCGTACAAAGTAATGGGTATGTTATATATGTATTACCTTTTGGTTGTACCGTTTTTACTACACAGTTGTCTATAGGGGCTTCTAGTCCTGCTGCTAATATCTCCTTCATTCCGTCAAGAGATACAGCCCATGCGTGTGTTGCAAATGCCATATCTAATAAAAGTAAATTATTTGTAGGCTTTGCCTTGAAACCGTTTGTGCATTGGGCCCCTAAATACAATATCTGCCAAGTAGGAGGCAATTGCTTTACAACCTGCTCCATAGTGTCATTAGGGTTACCGCAGCTATCTACAAACATTGCGTCATCTTCAAATATTAAAACAGATTTTAAATTAGCTGCTACTGCATCTCTGAATATCTTTTCTACAGTAATCCTTAATCCTTCCGCTCCATTGTCATGCGGAGTAGCGTTAACTAACTCGTATGGTATACCCCACTTATAAAGTTCTTCAGCTATCTGTAATAGCCGGTCAGTTCTGCTTGGCAGATTTATAACAAGTATTTTATCAAAAAAATCTGTCCACATTAGCGTGTTGGTTTCATAGCGAAAAAATCAGAAAGCTTAGTTTTATTCTCCACCTTTTTCAAATTCACCTTTTTATAATAATCTGCAAATAAAGTCCATCCGCCTCCCATTACCAAATCCGATACTTCCGTATCGTTAACATTGAACTTTAATAATCCATCATATTTATCATCTATCAAATTAGGGTATATTATCTTACCGTCTTTACCACTTGTAAGTATATACTGCTCCCATAAGTTAACCATCAAAGCCTTGTTATCAGCATTAGGGTCAACACCATAGGTATCCTTATTTGGCAACTTCATCAGAAACATTTCTAAGTAATTATCTACAAAGAACTTCCTTAAACCACCGTCCATTTTAGCCTCCACAAGTAATTGACCTCCGTATGCAAAGCATTGCAAAGCCATATCCATATGAAATAGCTCTACCATTTTAGGTCTAGCGTGGTACTTTGAAACTAGCATCCTGTCGAATATAGGGTCATTATCTCCTTTGTCGTATCTGTTCATCACAAAGCTACTAGCCTTAGAACCTTCTCCTGATTCAACTACCGAGTTTTGAAAGGGGTCAACCGCACTTACAAACTGAACATAGTTTTTTGGTATAAACAAGCTACCTCTTTTCTCGTACGTTTCTTCTGGTGTCTTAAAATCCTTAGCTCTATGCCATCTTGCACTTTCTTTATCACATTTATGCCAAACAGCTTTTGTAAATGGTATACCACCTTCCCAAACATAATTACCATATTCAACAGCAGAGCTTTCGTTCACCTTTGCTAGTTCATACAAGTCATTCAATACAACGGCATCGAAGTGACAATTATTGTTCCGAAGCATAAACATTTCCCTTTCATCAAAAGGGTTCATCCTTATTTCTTCTTCTAATTGTACGCCTTCTAGTTGCTTTCTTTTTTCCTCTAAATATTTCTTAGCACCTAATTTTATATCATTTTCATCCAAGTCACCGGCTCCAACATAGTATTCAACTAGAAACTTATATTGTTCTTCTGTAGGCTCATTAATAACACTCATTCCGAACTTGTCAATAAAACCTAAGTACCCATCATAAGCCGGAGCAAAGTATTTAACCAATCGGTTAGGTGTCTTTGGGTATTTGAAGTGGTCTGCCCCGTCCCACACGTTCTTAAATTCTTCACCACCACTTGTCATTGAGTTTGATGTAGAAGGACATTCTATAAATCCTACTCTTTTAGCACCCTTTACAAGAGTTTTACTTACAATTGATATAAATGTAGAAAAAGGGTTTTCTTTAGCCCATTTTCCGCCCTCATCAAATAACCCTCTACTTAGTCGACCTGAGTCATAAGAGTTTAAAGAAGGGGCTCTATAATCAATCCTAGACCTATGTCCTGTATCTGTATCTACTATGCTTCCCTTGGCTCCCCTTACCTCTACTGATTTGTGAGCAAACACCAATTCACTAACGCTATCTTTATTATTTAATTGCTTTGGTTTTAAAAATACTGGCAATTGTCTGTAACCAAAAGAAACCATGTTTGTAAATGCAGCCTTAGCATCCACCTGAGTTTTACTCGTTAAACCGCAGAAGCTATTTTTGTAAAATATACATTCGTAAACCAAGTTAGAAGTAGCTACCGAAGTAGCACCCTCACGTCTTTTCTTACCTCTTACAATACCTAAGCACCAAGGGGTTCTTTCCCAATGGTCTAAGAATAAAAAGTATCTTCTATCTGTATCCCTGTAGTCTGGATATATGTCATCCTCTAGTTTCCAAAAGCTTAAATAAAAGTAGTTTTTGCCTGTTATGTAAGTCGGAACACCATTATTGTAAAACCAAAACCCTTTCTTACATCTTAGAACTTCTCTATTAGCATAGGCGGCTTGCTCTGCGTTTAACAGGGCATTACCTTCACTATCGTATTCTACAAGAGATAAAAATGCGGGTATTTCTTTTCTTCTCCAATACTGTTCATTAGGGTCATCTGTACCCCAATTTTCTATATCAGATGCATCAGGTTTTTCCGGAAGTTGAATTTCCGTGCCGTATATTTTTATGGTTTCTAGCATAGGTTACTTTCTGCTTTCAGCAATGGTTTCTACAAATGGTTTCTTAGCAACGTCTTTTTGCTCATCACCCGTAACACCGGCAGATATACCCAAATCCCTAATAGCAGTTGATATGCTTGCGCTATCATTCCATAAAATCTTCAATCTTTCAAACGTCTTGTCGTTCTTATCTTCTAATTGTAAATGGGATAAGTTTGTCTTATTTAACAAATCCGCCATTTCATTAGCTTTACGATTCAAAGCGTAGAATAACTTAGCCGCTCCATTTTGTTCGTAAAGTAGTAGTTTTTGCTTTAGTTCTTCAAGTGTTTCCATGTGTTAATTTAGTATTATACCCGGCAATCCTACATTATACTTACCTCCTTCATTATGGTCGCAAGCTGTTAAGGATATTACCGTAATTTCATGATTATCATTAGTTAAATCCAAGACAGCGCTATCCTCTATACATATAGGGAATAGCGTGTCTTTTGCAAATATATACATTTCTGTGTCACCATCAAGGTCTGCTGTCAATTCTCTGAAATCATCTAATGTCATTAGTCAAATCTTTTACGTGCTCTTGATAATCTTTTATCCTCCATTTTTTCTTCTCTAGTTTTCTTTTCCTTACCAAAAAGCTGCTCTTTTGACAATCTTGTTGCTTCGGAAGCTATTGACTTTTTAGCCTTCTTAACTTCTTCTTCTGTCATATCTTCAACCTTCTTAGTAACCACATTTCCCTTATCTAATGTAAGATTAAATTTTGACTTACCATCATATAATCTCCTGATTTCTTTTTCTATATTAGCATCTCTTAATTTAGCTAATTCATCAAATTCTTTTTCATTAATTAACCTTCCGCCATCTTTATGATTCTTGATAAGCTCAGGATTCATCTCATCTGAGTTTAACATTCTTTCTAATGAACTTTCTAATGATTCTTTATTTGCCTGATTAGCATAACTTCCATAACCAATACCTAAAATATTTGGAGCAAGAACAGTAGCTAATGAAGTAATGCCTTCATCTTTTAATGCTTCCGCAAAATCATCAGCATACATTGGATAAGCTTCTAATACTTCATAAGGGTCAAAATCTTGATTTAAAGTATTCTTACCTAAAGCCATATTAACGGCATATCCTGTGTTTGGAGCCAATTTATTTCTAAAAAAATTAAACAATGAACTACCAGCTCTTTCTATTTTTTTCTGTTGATTATATTTATTATCAGTAAATCTTGAATATAATGCAGATGTCATTCTAAAGAATGTCCTTAAATAAGCCGCCTTACCACCAGTAATGTCATAAACTTTATCACCAAATCTAATTTGTAAAAAATCTGGTTCATCTGGGTCCATCTCTACTTTAGCTCCTGCGGCAGACGCAGCAAGCATTATTCCTGCTGTAGTAGTAACGTATGATAACATATCTTTCATTACTTCTTTTCTAACGCCCGGAGGGAGTTTGTAATATTTTACAGGATTTAAGCTATTAATATTTGCAGCCATTAAACGAGCACCATAAAAAGTATTACTTACAACCTTATTAGCTTTACCTGATTCTAAAAAGCTAACTAATTTACCACGACCTGTCATATTCATAACAAGGTCAGCCATTTTCTTGTACGCTTCAGGGTCCGATTGCCTAGTAATACCCTGCTTTAATAATTGTTTTTCATACTTTAAATACAATTCATACCTAGCCGTATTTAAAAATCCATCAGCAGCTCTTTGAGATGCTAATAATGGCTCTGTAATTAATTGTCTTACAACCGGTATCTTGATACCGTAAAGGAAACTTTTTTGAAAATCTTCGTTTCTTTCTTCATTCTTTAAGGCATCAAGTTCATTGAATTTAATACCATCTTCTAGCATTTTATTGTATTCGCTGGAATTATGTATGTCATACATCAAGCTATTATACTTCTTGTCACTAAATGCGCTTTTCATTTGATTACCAAAAGCTTTAGAAAAAACATCCCATTTTCTAGGATTAAAAGCAATTAAAACGCCTTGACGTAAAGAAACAGATAAGTCAAATGCGGTTTGCATAACCCTTCTAATGCCGGTAATTTGATTAATATGGTCAAGTGCTTTTTCTGTTTTGCTCATTTTTTTATAAGCATCCTTTTGTCTTTCTGCCTCTATTTGCCTTTCCATTTTAATAACCCTATCCTTTAATAGCTGAGTTTTTCTATCTAACTCAAGTTTAGGTGGGGCTTGCTTTTCTTCTAAATATCTTTTATTTTTAATATCATCCTGAAGCTTTTCTATTCTCTTTGTGAGCATCCTTCTTTTAGAAGCAAGTGCTTCATCTTCGCTTTTTGATGCAAACTCTGATTCAGTAAATTCTTGAGGTACACGGTCCCTTTCTTTATTAAGCCTTTTTACCTCTTTTATTTTATCTTCAAGCTCTAATATTCTATCGTTCTTTTTAATTTTTTGAGCAGGATTCTTTTCCTTCTCAATACCCTTTCTAACATTTTCAAGTTCTTTTAATAAAGCAGCCTCTTTTTGTAATAACCTTAATTCTTCAGTTTTTTCATTTCTTGTTCTTGGTTTTGATTCATCGTACTCACCGTTAAATATATCTAGTATATCTTTTTTAGTTATACCATCTACTATATCTTTAAACTCAGCATAAGTATCATTTACAATATCATCTAGCTTATTAGCACCTTCTTCTACCAAGCTTTTAATATATTTTTTAACGTGAGGTGATACGGCTTTCAATTCTCTCAAGTAAGGAACAGCTACAGCGGTAACCCCTTCTTCTCCAGTTCTTAACTTTCTCAAAGCTTCACGTGCATCAGCTAGTGATTGCTTTCTCTCAATAACATATTCTTCTCTTGTCTTTTTAGCAGCTTTTTTAGCGGCAGCCCTAGCTTTATTAACTCCCATTTCGGCAATTAATTTAGCATTAGCTTCTTCGCTTTTTTGTAACGCTTCTTTTAAAGCATTTTTTTCTTTTTGAAGCTCCTCAAATATTCTAGCTTGGTCTTTTATTTCAGATTCTGTAAATGGATAACCTCTATCATTTTCTCTCATTAATAAGAAATCAGGTAAAGTATCTTCTACCTGTTTAACTCCTTTTCTAGCAACTAATGATTGACCGACTAATCTACCGCCAACATTGTTACTAAGTTCCATTATTCTTTTAAACTCAGCTAGATTTTCAGGTGTTGGATTTGCATTAATCTTTGCTTTTGCAGATGCTATAATATTAAGCATCATTCTTTGCTCAACAGGCGTAGGTATATCGTTTTTCTCGTATTTATTAATAAGCTTTTTTGCGGCATCAGGGTCTTTAGCTAACCTTTCCTTAGCTTCAGCATCCCACTGTTCAACTGTTTCTGGACTTACTTCATATTCTGGGAAACCTAATTCACGTGCTACCTCATTTAATTGCTCATGGGTAATACCAATTACTTCGCCTTCCTCAGTACCCTTGGGTTGTGCTTCTTTTGTTGTTTTGGCTTTGCCTTCTCCGGTAGGCTCATTCCCTTGCTTTCCTTGTTCCACTCGTTTACGTCCACCCCCTGTGCCTCCATCTCCTTCCTGTTTACGTTGAAGTACTTCTGCTGCGCTTTGCTTTTGTACGGCATCTTGTATATTTTTAATTGTTTTTGAATCAAAATTACTATCTACTATTTCAGACATTTGGGCTTCTGTTAATTCATCTGCCAATGGCTTAAATTCTTCAGGTAGATTGTTTCTTACAAAATCCTTTTTCTTTTTATTAGATTTTATTTTTTCGTATTCTGCCTGTCTTTCGCTTTTAGTAGGTTCAGACGGTTTAGCCTCTGAAGGAACTCCTTCTTTTGCTCCGGCTTCAGTTGGTTGAACCTTTCCTTCAGGTCCTGCTTCTGTTGTTTCGTATTCATAAAGTAAATTTTCTACGTTATCTAATAGGTCTTGTTCTTCTTCAGGAGTAAGTTTTGATTCTTCATCTAAGAATTTATTCAATGCAACCTCATCCATTGGCTCTCCAACAACTTCTTTTTCAATACCCAATTCAGCTCTAATATCAGCCAATTTAGGAGCGAATCCACCTCTACCTTTATCATATAAAGGGAAAGCGTCCTCTGCAATACCTTTTTCTAAGGCATCTAAATATTTATTAGCACGCTTGCTTGGTATACCTTCATTAATATCCTTAATAGCTGCTTCTACTTGAGTAGCACTCATTCTTTTTCCAGATTCAGATTCAACATCTAAAAATACTCCTGAATCAGTAAGTTCTTCATATACTTTTTGAGTATTTATATCTCTATCTCGTAAGGTTTTAGCATTTGGCTCAACAACAGCTTCACCATCGGCTTTGTTATTATATCTAACTTTTGTAGGTCTACCTGCTTTATTAGGCTTAGTTACAGCATCTCTTTCGGTATCTATTGTTAAACCATTCTCTCTTGCCTTAATTCTTAAATTATTTAATTCAGCTCTACCTTCTGCACTATTCTTATAATTTCCACTTTTCTTAAAATAAGATTCAGCAGCTTGAACTATTTCATTATCAGATACCACTTTATCAGAAACCTTAGTGTCTTTTTGTCTTTGTCCAATAGACGCTAATCTTTCCGCTTCTGTTTTACCGCTTAATGTAACTATAGTTTCCCCTTCTTTTTGAGGAGGCTCTTGAGATGACAATAGTTCTACAGTTATCTTTTGTTCTGACGGCTTCTCTAATAAAGGAGATATTAACTTATCGTATTTATTATAAACTTCATCAAAAGCTTTTATATCTTCTTCATTAGTTAGCTTGGCTCTATCTACCTTACCATCTACTCTATATTGTTCTGCATTTGGTATTTTAGAATCAAGTTCAGCTTGTTCTTCTGCTCTTAGTTGTTCTACAGTCTTTGCTTCAGTTGGCTTTTGTTCTAATTCTAAAGGATTTTCTGAACTTTGTTTTAAATCTTTCAAAATTGGTTCTAGCTTTCTTTTAGCCATATCCATAGCATCTTGCTCACTATAGCCATCTCTAATAAACTCTTTTGATAATTCTTTAAAAACGTCTATGCCTCTGTTTTGAGCTTCTTTTACAGATTCCCTTAACTTCATACCATCAGAATAAGAAGAAGTTGGATTACCAAACATTGCATCCTTATAGTCTTTTATTATTTCTGAATCCGTTAAGTCTTTTACATTTTCTTTTGAATATTTATTAGTAATTGATTTTAATACCCTAGCATCAGAACGCTCAATATAAGAACCAAACCCACTTGGCTGTTCTTTATCTTTTTTAATTAAATTATCAACAACTTCATTAACCCTATCTAATGGAGCATCAAAAACACTTCTCCATTCTCTTTTTTCAAGTTCTTTATCAATATCATTAAACTCTTTATTTTCCGGAGTTCCTGATTTTGAACCTTCAATTTCTAATTGTCTTTTTTCTAATTCTGATTCTGTAAATTTAGATAAATCTTTAACTTCTTCTGTTACTTTAACTTCAGTAGGAGCAACCTCTCCTTCCATTACAGGTTCTTTACCTGCATTAGCATCTGGTCTATTTTGATTAAACTTAACTTCTGCTAATTCATTTCTAAACTTCTCTGCATTATCTTTTGCCTCTCTTGCTTGAGCCTCAAGTTGAGTTCTTTCATTTGGGTCTTGAGATTGTTCTGCTTGTTGAGATAACTGAGAAAATAAATCTTCAGATTCTTTTATTTTATTATCTAAATCTGTCTTTGCTTTTTCAAATGGATTTAAAAGTTTGTTTATTTCTTCTGCCTTTTGTAAAAACTCTTTTTTAGCACTATCAGGTAGGTCGCTTGCTTTAAATTCTGCAAATCCATCATTATTATTAATAACCATGTCAGCAACCTGCTTAACACCAGCAGCTCTACCAAGAACACCGGCCTCTGCCGTATATTGGGCTTTCTTTTGCAAATCGGTAGTTTGTCTTGCTTTTTTAGCGGCTTCAAGTGCTCTTAATTGAAGCTCATCAGCGCTACCCTTTGAATTATAAACTTCAACGATACTTTCAGGAGTAGCATCTACAAAGTTAGATATAGCAACACCCTGCTTAACAGCTAAAGTTTCTTTTATTGCCCTATTTAATTCTGCATTAGATTTAATATTTTCCGCTGCGCCTTTTAATCTAAACAATGCCGCAACACCTGTTCCATTCGCTATTTCCTCACCCGTTGCCGCCCTTCCTTCTAATGCTGCATTAGCAAACGGACTTATTATACCATAAGCAAGAACATCTGTACCTAAATTAACTAGCTCTTTAGCGGCCATTCCTTTTACTCCGGTCAATCCTATTTTTTCAGCCTGAGTCATTATTGATTTTGTAGCCAAATTACTACCAGCTCCAAGGATTGCCATTTCCATACCCGTTGCCATACCACGACCAGTTCCTTTAACACCTTCTAACGCAGCTTCACCAATATCTTTTCCTTCTTTTCTAGCTTCACCATATCCAGCTAAACCTTCTTTAGCCATCATGTATTTGGTAAAATTATTAAATAACAAGTTACCAGTTTTAGCTAAAAAACTTGCACCTTGAGCTAACTTAGCTTCTGGTAACAATGCGGTAGCTGCAATATCTGGAGCAAAACTAGCAACAGATGATACTGCCTTACCCCAAAATGTATTTGGTAACGGATTATTGGCAATAACTTGCTGCATCCTTTCTTGATTACCATGCAACCCTCTGATTACATTACCAAATGGGTCTAGTTCCCAAGGAGTAGGAGCAGCTTTTTCTGTTTCTGTTCTTGTAGATGGCACATTAGGAGCATACGGATTTGCGGCTTGATAAAAATCTTTAGCCAATGTAGTAGCATTTGCTGCTAAATCAGTACCAGCTTTCTCAAAATTAGCAAAAACATTCTGAACAATATTTGACCATTTACCTTCAGGAGCAGCAGGCTTTGCAGGTCCTTTAGGTATAGATTTACTAATCTCCTTTAAAAAACTATTATCAGCTAATGAAGCTCCTTGCTTTAAAAAATCAGGCTGACTTGGTAATGGTGATGGTGTAACCGAAGATACTACAGGAGTAGATTTTTTTTTTAAACTACCTCCAAATTCAGAAAATGGATTATCTTCTTTTTGTTTTATATTACCACCAAATTCAAGAAAAGGATTTTCTTGCTTTTGACCTACATTACCATCAGATTCAGAAAAAAAACTATTATCTTCCATTTTTACTGTCTTTTTGCGTTTGGATATTTTTTCTTAAATGCTTCCCAATTTTTTTCAGGAATCTCTCCAATTTTACCATTTAAAATAACTGAAATAGTATTATCTTTTTTAGGAGCAGGTTTAGGAGTTTCGCCAACTAAACCTTTTTCTGCTTTAGATGAAGGACCTGTAACATCTTGATATAAGCCTACAAGTTGCGCTCTTAAATTTGAAGCGTCTGATTTTATAACCCTTTTAACAGGTTCATCATATTCGTCTTTCAAAATAAATTCTACACCACCTATTGAACCATCTGCTTTTTTTAAAGGAACAGCAGATTCATAAATAAACTTACCTCCTCTAAGTCCTGCTAAAATATCAGTAAGGGATGACAATGATTGAGCGTCATTATTTTTTATTGAACTTTCTATCTTTTTTATATAATCATAATCAACGGTTTTAGATGGAGTTCCAGAACCACCCACATTAACCTTTGTTACATTAGGAGTTTGAAAACCTTCTAAATTAAATCCAGTTTGGTCTACCTTTGTAATTATATCATATAATGTGCTTTTTTGTGCATTAGCCTTATCTTCATCAGATAATGTATTATATGCCGGCAATGTAGTTCCATTAAATCTTTTCTTGGTTGCGCTAATTATTTCAGCCTGATTAGAAGGTGATTTAGCAAACACCATAAATACATCATCAGGAACAGCAGATACTGGAGCACTTACACCTGAAATAGCTCTTTTCTCTGATTTAGGAGCTACGGCAGGAACGGTTCCCGGAGGTAAAAGTCCCTTACTTATATCAACATTTGGCTGTTCCCAAAATCCTATATTAGCTCCATATTTTTTAACATCTTGGTCATTTTTACCAACAAATGCATATTTTCTTTCACCTTCTTTTTTAGATTTTAATACATCTACAATACTAGAAATATCATTAGTGTAATCAGCTAAATATTCTGGGTTAGCTAAATTTTCTAAAATTTTAGATTGCTCAGGAGCTTTATTGAATCCAGTTCCTTTTACATATCTATTTATTAAATCACCTTTAAAATTCTGTCTTAATAAATCTGTATTAACACTTTTAAATTGATTTTTTACAGCAGGAAGCATTTGCTCAAAAGCCTTTGCCTCATTCTTCATTGCGGTTGTTGCACTAACTAAATCACCAACTTCACCTCTTAATGCATCAGCAAGAGTTACAGGGTCTAATTTAAGAGTTCTATATTTATTGTAAATATTATTCAAACTATCTTTAGTAAGAGCATCAGCCGCATCTATACCTGTTTGATATTTAGATGGGTCTGTATATTCTTGCAAATACTGCATCTTACGAAACGCTTCCGCCTCATCCTTCTCCTGTTGCCTTAAATCATATTGTCTTTTTCTTTCAGCAGCTTCTGCTTCATTAGCTAATTGTCTTTCTCTTTGAGCAATAGCTGATTGCAAAACTTGACCCGGAGCCGGGAAGTAGTTTGGCAAAGTAAATGCGTAATCTGCGCTGTTATTTCCGTCTGCCATGATTTATTATGGGTATTTAAATGATTGAGCTGATTGAGGCACTTGATATGGTGACATTTTTAATCCACCCATTCTGTTTCCAGTTCCAAATAAAATATTTTGAGTCAAAGCTGGATTACTATTAACTAATGGATAACCTTGCGTTGACTGAGTTCCCATTCCTGTTCCACTACCCATTCCTTTAAACATACCATATTGCATAAGGCCGGCTCCAATATCACCAATTCCACCAAATATATTTTGCTGTCCAGCATTTCTCAATGCAGCTTTATCTTGCCTATCTATTTGATATTTCTGAAGCATACTTTCATAAGCCTTATCTCCTTCTGAAATTGCACCTCTATATGCTTGACCTAAGCTGGTAAGTAGTCCGGCTTTGCCCTCAGCTTCTTGAGCAGCTAATTTAGAAAATGCTTCGTTTGTTCCACCCTGCAAGCCGGCTCCAACAGCTAATAATTGAGAAGCATCAGTTGCTCCTCTTTGTGCGCTAGCTAATTGATTTGATTGAGCCTGCATTACATTCGATTGAGCTTTTAAAGATGCCGGGTCGGCTCCATAAAACATATTTTTATTTACAGCCAAATTTTCTTGCGCTAATGGGTTTTGTTGATATTGCTGGAATACAGGATTTATTTTATTAGCAAGCCTATTCTGCTTTGCTCCTGCAAATACTTTTCCTAACGCTCCAACGCCGCTTACTAGAGCTCCTATTGTAAATGGGTCCATGTATTTCTAATTTAGATGTTTAAAATTACTATTTATTTTTCAAATTTAACTATTCAGCCAAAATAAAATTTTGACCTCTTGATAAGTTAAACCCTACGTCTACAAAATTAATATAAATTATTGATGAATACTGCTGAAATTCAGCCATTATTTGAGGTATTTGTGAAATAACTATATCCCCGTTTAATAGCTTTTGGTCAACCGAACCTGATGCGTTTGGAGATAATCTATCTCTAAACAATCTAGCATACAAAATGCCCTCTTGGTTGATATAATCAGTATTTATCAAGTCTGTGATTTGGGTGTTAGGCAATGTGGTATAAACTACCGTAAAATCAGGAGCTACACTACTTTCCATAACTATCTCAGACATATCTTTTAATCCGCTTAATGGCTTATTTACCACCCAACAAACCCTAACTGGATATTGAACACCAAACCAAGTGTTCCACGTGGAAGTATTTGTGTTAAACTCATAAGGAGCACCATTTTTGAAACCAAAGAACCTGTTGTCAAAATAATCATATTGCTCACCCATAAACTGATAATCACTTACCCACTTATTCTCAGATAAGTTAAAAACTACTGTTTTAGCCAAATTATCCGATATATCAAATCTATTGATAATAGAACTTGCATAAGAGGGGACTGTAGCGTAGCTAGGCAATGTGGATGCATAGTTTTCGTAAGTCAACCCTACTAATGATATACCAAATTCCTTATGGAATGGGTCAATAAATGTAGGTAAATGGTGAAATCCATTTATATTATCTAGGTTGTTATTATTAGCTGCTAAATATCCTTTTGCGTAATTCTTAAATAAACGCTCCATTTTAAAGCTACTAATAGGGAATAGGCCATTTGAGCTGTATTGAACTACTTGACCATTATTCAAATCATACCAAAAAACATTACCTAAATATTCAACAACAGTTTCTGGTGATGTAGTTCCAAACATACCTTTTAGTACGTTTATAGTACCAATTACAGAAGGGTCTTGAGCTAAAAAAGCATTTTGAGATGAGCCAACTAATTGAACCTCACCTAGATAGCATGATGCTGTTTGGAAAGCGCATACAGCCAACATAATAACGCCTTGCTCTGCCGTTTTTGAAGCAAGTTGTAATTTCTGTATAGAACCGGTTCCTAATGGAACATTTTTGAAGTTTAATGCCTCAAAGGTACTTAATCCATTATTTGCAGTTCCAGCAGTATATACATTTGAATATCTTATTTCGTGCTCATTTCTAGTCTGCCCCAAAGTTGTAATAAAATTAGGCCATCCCGTGTTTGTATTCCAATATTGCCACATACTATCATTAGGTGACATATTTTGAGTATAATATAAAGTAGAAGAAGTATCTGTTCTTTCTAAAGTGTAAACATCTCCACTTAATTGACCAGTAAGTGTACCATATTCCCTTAATGCGGTTCCCGGATTATTTATAGCATAAGAATCTGAAACCTCAAAGAAAGGTTCATTTACAAATGTCTTTTTAGGGGTATATATCTCAATAAAAAAGTTTGATGTTGTTGCGTTCAGTGCCCCAAAATCATATCCGTCAACTAATATATAATTACCATCCTGTCCTATTATTCTTAAATTAATAGTTGGAGTTGATGATATATAAACCTTTACCATATCACCCTCTTGATAGTTATAACCAATACCAATTGAGTTTAATGGAGATATATTTAAACCAACAGCATATATACCACTAGAGTAAGAATTTCCGTAGGTTAAGTCTGTAGTACTTGTTGAACGAGTTGCATATTGAGCTCCTGCTGTTTTTACCTGCAAGAATGATGTACTATTAAGATTCTTTGTACTTAATATTTGGTAATAGTGAGCCCAATCAGGTATTTCTTCAAGAGCGTTAGTGTTACTTACGGCCCAATTCAAATAACTAACAAATGATGATTGCCCATAAACGTATTCGGGTATATTATAATTTACATACTTACTTACAACACCACATTTTCTTCTAAATCTATCATAAAATGCTATAGATATATTATAAGAGGCTCCTGTTTTATATAAATTTTGAGAAATAAAAGTTCCTGTATTATTATTTATAGTAACAAAATAACCTCTAGGCAAAGTGTAAGCTGCGGATAAATTAGCATAGTCCCAATCATACCCCGTTGTATTAGGGGTATATGTAGATGTAAAATTGTTCAAGAAAAAAGTTAAATTATAATCTTCAATAGTCACATCTGCCAAATTCAATGTACTTGGTATAATAGCCGGAGGGGTATTTCTGTATGTGTTATAATAAAGAACCTTATTGAAGTAAGATGAAGTATACATAAAGTTAACTTCTTCTACTGTTGTGTCAAATGGAAATGTTGTCCTTTTGATAGGTATATAATAACTCGTAACCTCTGATGTAAACGTATTACTTGCAGGTGATGTATTAGTAGCTGATGGTATAGACAAGCTAGTTTTTTTAGGAGTGTCGTAACCTGAAAGGTTATTACCCATAAACAATCTACTTGTAGCCGACTCTAATGTTTTTGTCAAAACTGGTACTGAATCAAAAGGTATACTAGATTGGCTTGAATCTAAATTTGAACCTGCTATATTATTATAAAAATCAACTCCTAACTGAGCAGTTCCTGCATTGTGAGCATTAATAGCCGCTAAATCATCGGCGTTTGCTTTGTCAAAAGTTTTTACTATAAATACTACATTATTTAAAACATCTTTAGCGCATATATTGATTCTTTGTATTTCATCTTCAATATATTCAGTGTAAGGCAAATCTGCGTTAATATAATTTGTAGTTTCATTAGGAGAGTTAAAATTCAATAAGTCGCTAAAAGCAGAAAGTCTTGATTTTTCATTATCGACAAACTCATAATAGTAACACATTTGAAAAGCCGACCTTTCTATAAAATTATTTTTATAGTTAGAGTCTGTAGCCTTAGAAACTTGTAGTGAATAAAATGGAGGCCTACGAATAACCGTTAGTGTTGTATATGGAATACCATTTGGGTACAAATCATAAGCTGTTTCTTCTGTAGTATAACTTGCATGGTTTGTTTTTATTCCTTTGTCTATATTTATCTTCTTAGGCTCATTGTAATTATCAGACCAGTAAAGTATATTATCTATTACTCTACAGTTTTTATCAATTCTGTGATTTTTATTGAAATTTAAACCCTCTTGAACCTGACTATCATAAATAACAGCATAAACTTGATTATCTACAAAATCAAAACAATAGATACCGTGGTCACCAAATGTGTTACATATAAACCACAACATTCTTTGACCCTCAGTATCTATACAGCTACCAATACAAATATTAGTTCCGTATGGAGGATATACAGCTTGTGAAATTAAAGTAGTACCCGGCACATTTTCAACTCTAGCATTACGGCCATATTGAGTCACCCCAACACGACCATTCATTAATCTTAAATATTGTGCATCTTCTAATAAATGCAACGAATCATCCTGATTCGCACCTGCTGTAAATATCTTTTTACTTCTAATCATCTAATTAGTATTTAGGAGATGCTTGACTATTCTTTTGAACAATTCTTTTAATTTTCTCAACGCTCCAATCAGCTTTTCTAGCTCTTAGGATTTTTCTTTCACGAACGTATTCGTTTTGGGCCATTTGTCTTTCGCCCATATTATAATTTCTATTATTCTCTCTAGTCTGCCAATTAATATAAGCCTGTATTGTTTTTATAGCGTATGGGTCTATTTGGGTAGCTGCATCAGCTTCTTGCCCATCAGATACATATTGTAGAACTATATTTTCAACAGAGTAAGATTGGTCTAATTGAATCTGATTTCTTTCTTTGAAAATTTGGAAAGTATCTTCTTGATGACCTGCGCCAAAACCAAAGCTTCTACCGATATTTTCACCATAATCATTATATCTTACAGTAAACCATTGAGCATAAGGAAGTGCACCATAATATAATTGAGCAGAGTTTGAATCCGAAGAAGTAACATTTTCATTCCAAGGTTGCTCTGCAAAATTTAAATTTTCATTCAAGTTGATAAGAGGATTTAGTGTACTTGTAGGTGTTAATGGTCTAATTCTTTGTCCAACCATTACACCTACTGTTACATAATCCTGATAGTCACTTGGTAATTCTGCCGCATTAATCGTTTGGTCTACAGGTAATATTTTTGTATTAATTACACGCAAATCATCGAATGTAATATCACGCAAACAATCTGCTGCGTAAACCAAAGACTGCATATACCAATGCAATGGGTATCCTTTTTTAAGTAGGAAATTTTTTACTATATAATCTAGTGATGCGGTAGTCATTGTTAATTAATTTTATTTGTTGCTGCGCTATAGTTATCTACTATTCCGGTTTCTGGTGTAACTATTGCAAATTTAGCAAATACTTTTTCTATGATTTCTTCTTCAGCACCAGCAGGAATTGGTAAAGGGTCTGTGTTTGAATAAAGTGAAATATCCATAACAACTAAGTACATATTTACCGAGGTAACTCCCAAAAGAGTAATATCTTTAGAAAAAACAACAGTAAAGTTTCTTAATTCATACCAAACACTGCCTAATAAATCATTCAATAATTTATCTGCCTTAATCAAAGCTCCTTGTCCTAATGGAACCGGTATATAATCGTTATCATTTTCATCGGTAACACGATATACACCCATATTTCTAGGTAGTGATATAGGCATTACAGGCAATGTTGCCTTAGCTTTATCTCCGTAACTAGAAACAGGTATATTTTCATAAAACGCAACCATTAAATTATCTGGTATTGTTTCGCCAGTAGGTAATGTTGCAGAATAGTATTGCATTTGAAAAGTTGAATTAACAACTTGCTCAATTGCTTTTACAACATCTTCCATTTGAACGGGTTGGTTGTTATCTCTATAACCACCAGCAAGCCTTAATAAGACTTGTTCCGCCATTAAATATTTAGTAGTACCTGCCATTTTTATTTAGTTTCTTGAGTTTGAAGTTGAGCAAATTGCTGAATATCTTGTTCAGCCATATTAATACCCCAAAACTTCAACGCTCTTGATATAATATTGTTAATATAAACATCCGTAAACTCTAATTGAGTACTTGTATTAGGGTCGTATGTAATATTTCTTCCGCTTTGAGTATAACCCAATACAGGAGTTGCTGGCCTTCTTAAATAATTATAAAATCCAGCTTGTGTGGCAGCAGGATATAATCTAAAACCAACTGATGAATCTATAGCTATAGGGTTACTGGTTGAAACCGGTCTTAACTGACTTTTTAGCGCTAGAGCCAACTCATCTTCATTTAAAAATCTTACGTTATTAATCGTACTACCACTTACGGTATAAGCGCCTCCAATCATGTGAAGATAGTCTGAATCAAATGTTACCAATCCTGTTGAATCAGAAGTAAAGCTTTTTTGTACTCTAAGCTTTCTAATTGCATCATGAATTATTTGTGTTGTGCCATAAGTTGAAAACCATTCTTCAACCGCTTCTAATTGTGCATTATCTAGCGTTTGCATAGCTTCAGGTATAGTCACAAAAACTCCACGTTCTTTACGAACAATAAATATCATTTGATTGTATATGTCATTTATGTTATAAGCCATCTTCTTCCTCCCAAACTCCCAGAGCTCTCCGGGATTTTATTAAATAATAATTTTTACCGTTGTATTCGTATTTCTCCAAATACTTCTCCTCAAAACCAACAACATCACCTACTTTTAAATCAGAACCTTCTGGTGCTGAAATAACTTTTGCTCTATCGCCAAGTCTTGCTTTAAATGTACTTTGCGGCAGTTCTATCCCCATTTGGGTCAATACTTCTTTTGGAATATCTAAATCTATTGGTTCAAGAATAATTCTATCACCAACTGTTTTTAATTCATCTCCTTCAAACTTTGCATAAATATCTCTATACGAAGCTTTCCATACATCACCTTTTCCTGTATCTAAAAGATTTGTAAAAAAGAATTGCTGTGTTTCTCCAAAACTAAATTGAGATTTCCACCTGCTTAATTCACTTTCTGAACCCTGACATCCATGAACAAAATTACCTCTATTATCACTAAAGGTCCCTGACCAAGTGTGAGTAATTTTACCCGGCATTGCTACAATAAATATTTTCTCACCTTTACCATTAATAAATTTTTGATAATAAGGGCTGTCTTTAGTAACCTCAGTAAAATAAGCTCCATCTGATTCAAATTTTCTTTCAGCAACTACTGAATAATCAAATAAAACTTTATCGCCAACTTTTAATTTAGAAACGGTTTCAGCATATTCACCTTTAGGATTTTCTGGCAATGCGGCTATTTCACCGACAACTGTTGCGTTCCATTCTGGACGAAAAGAACCGTCTAGGTATAACTCTAAATCACCTATTTTGATTGTATCTTGAATAGGCTTGTCTAAATTAAGAAAAATATGGTTTATCGGTTGTGCGCTCATAGATGGTATAAAATTAAGTTTTTTATAGGATATAAAAATAAAATGCCCCCAAAATTTTGAAGGCATTTTGAATAATGGGTTAAATCATTAAATTATTGCGTCAATATAAAGCTCATCAGGAATAAGTCTAAGTTGCTGCCCATTAACCTCAATGTCAACTCCTACGCTACTAGCAAACATAATTTTATCCCCTTTTGATACATTTTCAGCTTCTTTGCCAACATTTTCAACAACGCCAGTAATAAAGTCTTTTTGAGCCGTTTCAGGTAAATACAATCCGCTGTCTGTTCTGTCTTTAGGGGCATCTAGCTTAACTAGAACCCTTTTACCTAATGGTGTGAATTTTTGTTTCATTTAATTTAATTTTTGTAAAATTACTAATTTATTTCCAATTATGAGGTATATCCATATCAATTCCCATGCCATTCATTGCGTTTCCATAAACCCTTATATCTTCAGAATAATAATGCTTAACAACGCCACCTTTTAGCCTAACTAACCAAACCGAGTTTATGTTTAACCCATAGTCAATCAACAAGATACACTCGCCTGCGCCATGAGGCGTATGTACTTTTACTGGTGTCGAAAATTCATGTATCATAAAACAAAATATAAGTATAAAACAAACCAACTAATTGTTATCGAAACCGCTACCCCTAAAAAAAAAGATAAAATGTTAAATTGGGTCTTTTGGTGTTCTCTACCAGAATGAAAGCCCATTTGATAATATTTTTTATAAATATCCTTCATTATTTGTTATTTAGAACCCTAACCGCATAGTATTTGCCATTTATTGCTTTGATTCTTTTGCCAACCTTTCGGTTTTTAAATACAGAATCAATCTTGACTCCTAATAGGGCCGCAACTTCGGCTGCCGAATCCAATGTGATAACCTTTTTCTTACGTTCTTCTAAATCCAAGGAGCAATCATAAACCAAGTGTGTTAGCTCTTTTTCTATTTCACCAACAAACTCTGCCTTGCCTATATACTGCCTTGGATTATTTTTACTTGATTTAAAAGCCATTTATCTACCTGTTTCTTTTTCTAAATATTCTTTCATTTTCTTGGTTGCAGCTCTATTAACGTCTATCCTAGGATTGAAACGATAATCATACCACATAACGTAATTACCAAATTGGTCTTTACCTTCCATTTTAACCCTACTAACAACGCAACCAAACGGTTTTTCAACCTCTCTTGGTATCTCTCTAGCAGGATTGCTGTAACCAGTAAGCTTAATAGAATTACTTACATTGATGATGTCGCCTTTTAAAAGCGATTTAATTAAAGCGCATTTTTTGTTCATGTGTGTTTGGTTTAATTTAGTTATTTTCCCTGACCTCGGTACTGAGAAACGGCTTTTTGTTTTGGTCCTCGTGTTTTTTGTGCTTTTCCGCCTTTTCTTTTCCCGAAGCTCAGTTTAGTTGAATTTCCTGTAGCCTTTGCCATAAAATTAATTTTTAATAAAATTAATCATTTTTACAAAACTACTAAAATTTTTAATTTAATTAATAATTAATTTAAAATGGAACTTCTTCTTCTTTTTCAGATTTAGAACTTGAAAGAAGTTGTAGGCTAGAAACCCTAACAGATAATTGAGGAACAATTTCGTTTGCGCTGTTAGAATAAGTCTTTGCTTC